TTCTCAAGTTCTAGAGAACCTTTGTTCCAAGATCCAACACCTTGCTGTAACCACTTGGGTAAATTTTCATAAGAAAGTTGCAATCTCTGCAGCAGTTCCCTTGCAGTCTCTGCTTTGTTTGCTAGGATTGCAATCCTAATATTGTCATTGAACAACGCATAATGAAGCAGATACGAAACCACAGTTGTAGACTTTCCAGTCTGACGGGGTAGTTTAGCAATATTAAAACGTTGTTCGTGGAAGTTTTTAATTAATTCTTTCTGGAAGTCATACATGTCAAAGGGAATCAAACCCTCGTCCAGAGAAACGATACGGATATACTTAAGTGCAAAATAAACTGGATCTGCTTTACATTTTAGATACTCAGAAATTTGCTCTTCAGTAAATTCAACCTGGACATTCTCTGCTTTGAGATTGGGATTGCCCTTATAATGTTTGTCAGACATGAAAAAATTTTTAACTCATTAAACCAATTGCAGCAACTGTTTCTTGCTGCTTTAAATATAACTTAATATATGCTTTACAAATATTTTTGATTGTTTTAATATCATCACAGTCCTCGATTTCTCGAACTTGTTTCTCGTATTCAAACGTCTTGGAAAGGGAATCAAGTGTTATGTCATCAGGATTCATGGGTTGTCTTCTCCTACATGTAGTAATGGTTGAGTTGGGTCCCTAAAGTGTGGACCAAAAGATATAACTGTTGCACCAGGATAGATTTTTTCAATCTGGGCAGACACTTCCATTTTAGTGGGTGTTGTCAGACTTGGGAAGAATAATTGGATACCTTCATACTTCCCTCTCCACTGAAAACGGACGTGATAAGTTTTGCCTCTTTCCTGTATTTTAGTATATCTCTCTATTAGTGCCGTTGCTTTTTGGGAGAATCCTTCCTTTTTGGTGCTATTGCCCCAGTTGGCAGCACCTTTTTTACGACATTTGACCAGTGCTCCTGACGCATATGCACTTGGCCAAATTTTGTAACGAGACTTTACCTTTGAATAACATGCGTCTTTTTCTCCTGCTGATTCACCAAGTTCTCCAAGTGCTTTTGCTTTACGAACTTTCTTTGGATTTAACTTACCACCAGGATAGTTTCTCTCATCATCACCCTCAAAGTCGGGATCTACATTAGCACGATGACGTGCTGCTCTCTCAGGAGAATATCTATCGGTATGAATATCCTTTCTACGATTAGGAGAAGTTTTTTCTTCTGCTCTCTTATCCTTTTGCTTTTGAGCACTACGTTTCTTCTTAAAGTCTTTGAGGGACATGCCCTCTTCAATTTCAAACTCCTCAGTTGCAACATTCTTAGCCTTACCCTTTCTATCTGGATTTGGATCCTTACGATTCTTACGACGGAACGCTCTTTCCTCTTCATCTTTGGAGAGGTTGCGTTTCATCTTACTAGAACCACATTTTGGTTTTGTGGTTTGTCCTGGTTGTCTTGCACAGGGTTTCCCTGCATATTTGCCACCCAACTGAACCCAACCAGGGGTGCCATCATCAGAAGAACTCTTGCTAAACCAGTCACGCAGAGAACTATCACCACTCTTCGATTCATCAATAAATTCCGCAAAAGATTTCATTGGAAGATACAATTTTTAACTATTTATTCTTTCGGTAAACCTTTCTTCAGCAGTTTTTGCAGTTCTGCTGTCGAACCAACAAACATAGTATTGTTGTTGGTAACATTCTTTGGACCTGCTTCTTCTTCTTTTAACTTCTTAAGTTTTGCTTGAAGGTCTAATAACTTATCTGTAGTATCTGCAACGTTCTTAATAAGTTGACCTGCAACTTCATATGCTCTTGGAGAGTCAGACTGCTGAGCAATATCTAAGATTCCATCAACTGCTTCTTGTCCTTTTTCAATTAAACTATATAGTTGCCCTCTAGTATAATCATAGTCATAGTCAGTCTCTTCTTTTTCTCCCTTCTTGGGAGTCTTTCTAATAGAAGTATCTGGAGTAGAAACAATTTCTGTGGGAGTTGCTTCTATATCCAATGAATCATTTATCGCATCAAAATCATTTTTCATAAGTCACTATCCTTTCTGGGACTATACAGTCTTCCATCACCAAAGTCGAAGAGGTCTTCATTAAATCCAAACTCATCATCATAGTTGATAAGTGCATCGTCAGCAGCATTAATCATATTGATTTGGTCACCAATTTGATGCTTGGCATTGATTGTCTTATCCATACCTCTCTTGACTCTCAATGTGTTACCTGTAATATTAGTAATTAACATTGACTCTTCATTAATCATAATGTAAGAATCTTCTACAAATTGAGATGCATTAGACACATCAAAAGTTACTTGTGTGTCACTAATATCTTCTGCAAGAGTAGTAGTATTATCGTCGTTATAATCTTTGATTGCTCTTGGTGTTACCTGATATCTTAACTGTCTGGAAGCATCTTTTCTATCAGTATCACCATAATAATCAACGGTAACTTTCTTGATAATTGGTCCTTCCTTATCATCAATCTTACCAAAGATTGATGTCTTAGCAGTGAATCTCAGAGTATATACTAAACTTCTTCTAGTTGTATAGTCACCCTCATAGTCATCCTGCATACTAATTCCTTCCAAGGTAATAGGAATATCCCTCTTCTCACCAATAGAGTTTACCAAGTCAACTGTTAAATTAAACTGTGGTTGGAAGTATGGCAAAATCTGCTCCAGAATTTGAAGCATATCATCTTGATACTTAGTTATAATACTTAGTTCAATACTAATATTATATGGTGCAGGCATGTAAACCTGAACTGGACCAACTCCTTCTCTATTTGCTTGAAACTTCTGAACAGAAGATACTTTTCTAGAAGCATCATAAACAATATCTGTCATCTCAAATGACATACGAGGAAGAGTAATTGCAACTCTTCTTCTCAGGTCTGGTTTCTCATCCAATCTAGCAAGAAACTTCTGAACAGGACCATAAGAAATTGGAACCTTTATGACACTATTATCCGCACCAGTGCCATCCTGGTGTTTGATATAAAGATTGTTGAACAATGTGCCAAAAGCAACAATTGTTCTCTTTATAATTTCGTGATAGTGATAGGAACCAAACATGTCAATATTTTATGATAAAAGTATTTAGAGCTCTCCAAATGGGTTATTTTCAGTGAAGTCTAGGATCTTATCTGCTTCTGTTTCTATGACATCATTTTCTGCAAAATCATCATAGAGGTCATCTGAGAAAATTGAATTAATCTTGTGAGATGCAGAACTCTCATCACCAACGATTTTTTCTCCTTTCTGGAAAGTGCCACTGACGATAGAAACTTTTAGTGTTCTGGTATCATGGTCCCAAGATTTAACAACTCCAGTAACTCCACTAGTTTGACCAGTGACAGTCTCATTGAATTTGAAGTGCCCTGTTGTTATTCCAATTGTATTGGAACCAGGAGCTGCTGCTGGAGTCATAGTAACTGTTGGTGCATTGCTATACCCAAGACCAGGATTTGTTATTGTTAAACCAGTGACACTACCACCAACACCTAAAACTGCTGTTGCTGTTGCATTTACTCCCTGAACTGTTTCAACTGTATCTACTGCCAATCTAAGCTGTGTGCCAGTTCCAAGTCCTGCTGCAGTAACATATGTTGCATCATAGTAATCCATTGAGAGATTCTGCATTGGTTGATAGTTAGAACCACCATAGAGCATGGTAAATCCAGTAACTCTACCTTCAGATTGAACAGAATCAACACGGATTATTGCTCCCGAACCAGTCATGTGGGAACGAGCATCCATTCTGAGTATATCACCAACGTCATAATTGACACCATGATTTCCTGAGAATCCACCAACACCACTGCTGTTTCCACCTGGTCCTTGTGTATATACATCACCTGTTCGGATACCAGAACTATTCAATCTAAAGTACTGAATGGAATCATCTCTATAAGGTGCTGTGGAAATACTTACAACTGGTGCTGAACCGTATCCCAAACCATTATCTGTTATAGTTAATGATGTGACGGTGCCAGAAGTACCTATTGTTGAAGTTGCTGTTGCTTCTCTGAAATTAGCACTATTAGGTATGATTGGAAGAGCAATATCCACTGTTGGTGTAACAGTATATCCAGCTCCTGGGTTTGTTATTGTAATCGCACCAATAGTACCACCAGATCCAACTACTGCGGTTGCTGTTGCAGTTACTCCTATATCTGTTGCTAGACCAGTAACATTTATACGTGCTCCATTACCAGGCAGAGTACTACTCGTTAACCGAGTTCCACTAAATGAGTTTGCAAGATTTCCAGTAGCAAGGAGAGTATCAGATGAAAACGCACCACTTACTCCAGGATATTCCGATTGATCGTTTCTTGCCAATTCTCCATTTTGAATATCAATCTGATTTGGAGTTGCTTCATAGAAAATAGCTTCATATACCATGTTTGGAGAACCTAATGTACCCTCAGTATCATCAGTTCCCTCTGAACGGATTCTGAATGTTCTATTTGGTGCAGTTCCTTCTGTACCATAGTATATTCTTTGTACTGAGTTATCATCAGCCCGAATTAAAATCTTAGGAACCGCAGGATACGTTGCTTCTGGTGTATAATCGTCACTTCCTTCAACAAAGGTCAGGTAGTTATTTGTAGCAACAAAAACTTTCGCATATTCACCGCCAGCATACTGGACATTCCATGGGAGATCGAGTTCCCACCAATCATCATCATTATTTTGGTCGTCTGGTTCAGTTGATGCGGTAAGTGCTGCTGGTCCAAGTAAAACACTGGTAATTGTTGATGCACCCACAGTACCACCAAATGTATATCTTTCCCCTACAGCAAAATTAGTTCCTCCAGCAGAAACTGATATTCCTGTGATACTTCCACCAACACCAACTGAATCTATACTAACAATACCATTTGCTCCCACAGGAGTTGGGTTCTGTCCTGGGAAAGGTCTTAATGGATATGTGCCGACAGTATAACCTAATCCAACATCCTCAAGTAATATTGTTCCTATACTGGTTGTAGTCGTATCTGGTGCCGTGGAAATACTTACCACTGGTGCAGAGTTATATCCTGCACCACCGTTTGTTATGCTAATTGCCGTGACAGTCCCACCAGCACCAACTGTCGCAGTTGCTGTTGCTCCCTCACGATTAATGAAAGTTGGGGATTGTGGATCTATAGCAACTGATGGTGGTAATCCCGCACCAGATGCAAACTCGTCATACTTACCACCAACACGTTCTGCAAGTATTGAGACAACATTACCTACAGAATTTAGTCTAGTGATATACTTAGGATTGAAGATTGGGTCGAAACCATTAGGACTGTTTGGATTTACTGGATTATTAATGTATACATTAGGTGCAGTAGAGTATCCAACACCACCTGTTGTAAGTCCAACTAAAGGAATTCCCTTAGCAATAACTGCTGTAGCAGCAGCACCTACTCCTCCACCACCGTGGAATGTAATTTCTGGAGCAAAGGTATAACCCATGCCAGGATGACTAATTAATACCTTAGATATAGACCCTCTATCGAGGACTGCCTCTACTTTTGGTAATATTCCAAAACCACCAGGTTTCTTAAACCTGACTTCTGGTGGAGTGAGATATCCAGAACCACCATTAATGATATCAATATAAACAACACCATACTCGGGTAAACCTGGACGAGTACCTACTAATGAAGCATGTAAGTCAATTGAATTTGCTCTAGCTTGAACAAAGGTAGTGCTGTTATGCATAACCAAGGTCTGTATATAACCAAAGTCTTGAACAGACTCATCAACCTCTGGAATATCAGTATCAATAACTTCATCCTCATATTCAAAGAGCTCACAACGGAGTTCATAAACATAAAGATTATTAAGTTGATAGAAGGGTGCCTTCATTTCAACATACTTAATCTCAAAAAGACTATTGTCTAATGGAAGATATATTAAATCACCTTCTTGTGGCCTTTCTGCAGTTTTTACTTGGTCCTTAAATAAACTAATCTTTGGGGTAATGAAGTCTGCATAACGTTCTTTTGAGATTACAAAAGTAATCTCATCTGTGCTTCTTACTCCAAACTTACTAAGAATATCACCTTGTCCACCATATCCATCAAACGTTGAGATATATGCCTCAATACGAAAACTATCATCAAATTTAGAGACAGTAATTTCCTTAAGTACTTTCTCTTCATTGATAATCTTTCTGGGCATGTATACAACATCTTGCCCATAAATGCTTAGTTGTTCATTAATTAAGTCTTGTACAAGTCTCTGCTCACTTGGAGACCCCTGTAGAAAGTAAGAATTTAAAGGTGTCATATCAACCAATCATGTCCATTGGAGGTAGTTCATAATCATTATGGAGTTCTTCCTCTAACTTATCAATTTCTTGAATAGCATCTTCATAGATTTCTCTACCATTAAGACTGATGCCACCAGGAAGTTGAACTCCCTGGAACTTAATTAAGTTCTGTCCCCACTGTCGTTTAATTAATGCAGTAGTATATCTCTTGACCCACCAGTCATTATATACTGCTGTAAAGTCATTAGGATTGACTATCCTAATACAATCTAAAACAATGTACTGGTCTGCGTCTACTTGCTTCCAGTCAATGTCAAGATATAGTCTATGTTGTTTCTTATTGAACCTTAACTGAACATCAGGTGTTAGTAATCTACTAATATCTTCTAGGTGAGTCTTGACCATCGCATAGTTCATTAGGTCTAGAGCACCATAGTAATATAAGTCGTTCAAAAATATCTGATATTTGATATTAAAAAGACCAGATGATATTGTACTAGAGTCAACTTTAAAAACGTTGTTGACTCCAATAATACTATCTGGTAATTCTAAAAAATTATTTCCTTCTTCAAAATCTGTAGTTGCAGAAGTGGTTGCAATACCAACATTAGCAGTATTTGTTTTCTGCTCAACTGAGCTAGAAAGAATTGCTGCTTTATTATCTTCCGTTAATTGATGCTTTAAGTAAGTACGAACAGCACCATCATAGTGTCTTTCATTAAAATACTGCAATGCATCATCAACCAAATCCCCGATTTGGTCATCATCGACATTAATCTCAAGAACTGGTTTACCTAGTTTTCTGAGACAATACTCGATTAAACTTGCTCTAGAATTGGGTGATGCCATTTACTACCTACTTACCCGTACTTATATTTATCACTAGGATGGCCAAGCATAATAACCTCCATAGACACCAAAAATTGAGAATTATCTATCTCCTATCATGCGTAATTTGTCTTGGCACCATAAACAACGTATTCATTAGTATTGGAACCAAACTTGAGTATAGTAAATGTATATACATCTTCTCCAGAAGCAGAAGCAACAGGAGCATTTCCATTAGTCCACTTCAGTCCACCTGAAGGAGATTGCCCATCAATTTGAATAGCATTAAAGTTTCCAATATTATTTGGTGTAATAATTGCAGTGATTGATACGGACTCACCAGAAGCAATGTGAGCATGGACATCAGAAATATTCAATGTGATGTTGTTTCCAGTTTCATTTCCAGTAAATTTAATTACATTACCAGAGTTAATAGACTGAGATGGAGATGTTCCAGCAGTTGTTGCTACAATATTATACTTCTCAGCAAGTCCTGATTTAAAGATTGATGTTCCTGTTGATGTAATAGCAACTCTAGTCTGACCTTGTGTAACAAGGTCCATTCCTAAAGAAGAGTTATAGGATGATGCTGTAACAATACCAGATACCTCAAGGTCACCAAGAACAGCTACACCACTGTCAGATGTTCCAAATTTCTTACTACCATCATAGTAAAATTCTACAGGTCCATTTGCAAGACCCGTAATATAATTTTCATTAGGTGTAGATTTTGTTCTAAAAATTAATGAATCAGATTCAAATGCTGTGACATTATTACTACTATCATAAAATACTGATAAGTCAGAATCATCACCAACAATTATCTTTTTATCATCACCAATTAAAACACTAGAACCAATGGATATAGTACCAGTGAATGTAGTTATACCAAGTGTGCTAACTCCAATAACATTAAGACTAGAAGGTATGGAAGTAATGACTACACTACCAGTAGTTGCTGATAAACTTACATTTGCCCCTGCAGTAAGTGTTGTAACGATACCTGCCAGTTCAGTTCCATTACCATAGTAGTGAGTTGCAGTTACAACACCTACACCTACATCAATACCAGTTCCATTAATAGTTACCCCACCACCAACTACAGTACCATATGGCATTTCACCATCAATACTAGGGGCAGTAAGAATTCCACTTACAGAAGCATTATATACAGATAAAGTATTTCCTGTGATGTCACCACTTGCTGTTAAATCTTTGGTAGAAATATCTCCAGTTTCTCTTTTCAATCTTCCATGAAGGAGGAATTGTAGATTTGATCTATCAGACGAAGAAACTACTATACTTTCACCTGCAACCAATTTTACGCCAGGTCTAGTGTAAGTTTGTCCAGGTAAAACAGCAACTTCATATTCAATGTAATCTTCTACACTAAAACCAGAAAGTATATCTCCAGTTTGAATTAATCCAATTCTTGCTCTTGCTACTGTAGGTCCTACATTACAAATAACCACTGTTGCATTTGTTCTCAAGTCTGGTCTATCACCAGAAAATGGAACCTTATAAAGTTCTTTCTTATTACTATCTGTAGATATTAGACAACCAAGTAGACCAGAATGGGTATTAACAGATGGAGAACCATGAGTTCCTAAATCTGCATTGGACTCATCAAAAGTTTCTCCAGTCAGCAAGAAACTAACGTCGGGGTGGTCACACCTTACAACCAACTCTTGCAATGGTCCAATATTAATTTCACCAGTTTCAAATACTTCCCCATAATTAATGTATCTATTATACTCTAAATACTTCAAATCTGTAACCGAAGCACCAGATTCTCGTATGGATAATCGAATCCTTACTGGATTAGTTACCTTGCTAGAAACTGAAACCTTTCCCTGCGTCAGGGTGTTGCCTGGAGAAGTGTATAAGGTTACATTTTGATCCGCATTTGGTATAATAGAATTAAGAAAGCCAAAGGCCATTTTATACCCCAATATACAACTGTTTTTAGTATTTATATGATTATATTAACTGGTTCAAAGGGATTTCTCGGTAAAAAATTTTTAAAATCTCTAATCGAAAAAGGAAAAAAAGTTATTGAAATAGACAAGAATGATTGTTGGGAATGGAGAGAGTGCTTCAATGATTGGAGTAATGTTGAGTGCATTATCCATCAAGGAGCAATGTCATCAACTACAAACACAAATTTAAAAGAAATTTTTAATTTTAATATTGAATACAGTCAGTGGTTGTTTAAAAAAGCAATATTGTTTAATATTCCCGTAAAGTATGCTTCATCTGCTTCCGTATATGGAAATGAGCAAGGGATAATCAATCCACTTAATTACTATGCACTATCAAAAGTAACCACTGACTATTGGGTTCAAGATAATATTGACAAGTTTTCTCTTATTCAGGGGTTTAGATACTTTAATGTTTATGGTGATGGTGAAGAACACAAAGGAAATCAAGCAAGTCCTGTAAGTAAGTTTGCCAAGGAAATCAAAGAAACAGGTAAACTAAAACTATTTGAAGGTTCTCAAGACTTCTTAAGAGACTTTGTGTGTGTTGATGATATAGTAGATGTTGTTCTGAATAATAATAAAGGGTCAGGTATCTACGACTTAGGAACAAGTGCTCCAGTAAGTTTTCAACATGTAGCAGAATGCTGCATAAAAAAATATGGTGGAGATATAGAATACATTCCATTCCCCGACCATTTAAAAGGCAAATATCAAATTTATACTTGTGCTAAGAAAGAGTGGGGTAATCGTAAATTTAAAACTGTCAAAGAGTATCTCCTTGGATGACACGAATACTATCGTCATCAAAATGTTCTGTACTAAACTCAAACAGTTCTGTATCTTCTAAACCATACATTTGATGTCTCATACCAACAGGAACGTGGAACTTTTCTCCACGTTCTAATATTGCTATAGAACCCAACTCTTGATTATCTGACCAACCATACTTGATTTTAATCTTACCACTTTGAACATAAAAAACTTCATCTTTTTTGTTGTGGTAGTGCCATGAGCACTTCTTTCCTTTAACAATATACAGAAGTTTTCCGCAGTATTGTTCACAATTTACAATCCATTTTTCAAATCCCCATCCCTTAGGTACGAATTTGATGTCCTTTCCTGCTCTAGGTCTTGAAGAAGTCATCTGAATTTACAGCTTTGTCATCTATGTAATAGTCGGCTGATGGTTTTCCGAGAATAAGTTCATGATACTTACAACCCCAAACGTCTAACTGCATTTTAGTTAGTCCGTAAAATTTTTCCCGTGCCTTTTCCGCATCATCATTATACCTTCCCATGCCTCGGGCAGTAAAGTATTTGATGATATGCCCATCATCGTACAATTTATTTATTTTATCAATCCTATCCTGGATTGGTGTAGAACCTTCATATCTACATGCTTCACATGTACCTGGGGTACAAATGGTTGCATCAATATCAACTACATATCTCATTTATATCTTTCTCCTGTAAAACGTATGTACCTGGTTGACCAACAACAACTGCTGCTGCTTTATTTGCAAAACGAATTGCTTCACTCATATCATCTCTAGCAAGATAACTAAAAACTAGTGCTGCTAGAAAAGTATCACCTGCACCAACAACATCGTAAACATTTACTTTTTCTGCTGGATACAAAGTATTTTTATAATAACATCCTTCAGAACCTTTGGTGACAATTAGATTATCAATATGACACTTTTCATCTAATTGACTATACTCAAGGTCATTTATTTTTACAAAACAATTTTCTTTATTTGGTAAAAATCGTTTTTTACTATCAATAAACACTGGACATGTAGAACCAGAAACTATTTCTTCAATTTTAGAATAAGTTAGATAACCTTTATTATAATCAGAAATTACAACTGCATCAAAACCATCAGTGCTAATTGGCAACAATAGAGGTTTTACATCTTCTTCATTATCAACTCTAAGAATTTGCTGATTTGATTTTTCATCGATAAATCGTGTCTTAACTAATTTCTCAGAGTTAGTTAAGAACGTTATATCCATTTCAAACGACTGTAAGTTTAAGCATACGTTTCCTGCCATTCCAGATTTTGTTTCTAATCTAGAATAGTCCATAACAGGAACTGGTGCTTCTGGACTTATGCGTTTACAAGTACCATAAATGTACTCATCTTCACAACTATCACCGATAAGAAGAACCTTGAATTGTTTTAGTTGTCGAGTAGTCTCCGATTCTGTCGAAGAATTTGACTGATTTGGCATACTGTGAACCTACTACTTCTTTTCCTTTCCAGTCTGAACCTACTACCATTGTATCAGGTCTCAATGAATCCAGCAATGACTCTAATTCTTCTTTAGAATCAAATATATGAACTACATCCACACATCGTATTTCTTTTAACATGTAAGACCTATCAGACTGAGAGAATATAGGTCTTTCTGGACCTTTCATCTCTGCCACTTTTCTATCTGAATCTATGGCAACAATTAGATAATCACCAAGAGAACTAGCATATTTTAAAAGCTCAATATGTCCTGGATGAAGAACATCAAAACATCCATTGACAAAAGAAATTTTCATTTATTAGGTACGTAGATAAGTTTTTTAATCTCTGGAAGATAAAGATATTCAATCTCACTATTTCTAAGTGTATTGAAAGCATCATCAATTGTCTCTACTATTGTATCTCCAGCAAGATTAAATGAGGTATTGAATACAATAGGAACATTTGTAATTGAATAAAACTCCTTTATTAATTCATAATAGTTTTTATTCTGCTCTTCAGAAACTGTCTGAATACGGCATGTTCCATCAACATGGACAATCGATGGAATTTTATCTTGCTTTTCTGGAATAACATCAACAGCATACATCATGTATGGAGTTTCTTCAAGTCTATCCATATCAAACCAGTCTTTTGCATATTCTACTAGTACAGTTCCAGCAAAAGGTCTCCAAGTTTCTCGTTTCTTTACTCTATTGACTATAGTTTTACCGTCAATAACTCTTGGGTCAAATAAAATGGACCTATTACCAAGAGCTCTGGGACCAGATTCACTTTTTCCTTGTGCTATTGCTACAATATTGCCTTCAGATATAAGAGTAGCAACTTCTTTTGCAGTTGTATTCTTTTCCGATTCACCCGAAAGCAATGTATAAGTATACTCCAATTGAGAACCAAAGTATATTCCATCAAAAGATGGAATGGTTTCATTAGCATTAATTATAGAAGAAATTACTCCCCCAAGTGCAACTCCATCATCTGCAGATATTGGTTCAATATAGAGATTTACATCTTCAGGCAAAGACTTAAGTAACTTATAGTTTGCAACGCAATTTAATGCACATCCACCACTATAGACAATATTTTTTGTTGGAACATTATCAAGAACTTTATTGAAAAAATTAATTATATATTTTTCAAAATCATCTTGCATTCTATAGGCAACATTTTGAGCAATTGTTCTATACTTACCTGCTTCTTCTATAGTTCCCTTATTTTCTTTCCATATCGAATTTATATAATCATTCTTATCTAAAACTGCTCCTCTAGGACCAAAAGATGTGACATTAAACGTCATTAAAGAAAAGGCATCTAAATTTGCACTTGAATTTATATTTAATAACTCTGGTACATTTTTATCATCCTCTCCATATGGAGCAATCCCCATAAGTTTACCGCAATCCAGTCCACCCCACCCTAAGGCACTTGTGGCTGCTGAATATGCATATCCTGGTCCAATACATTTATATCTATCCACCCATGGTGGACATTTGCCCTCTTCAATAAGTTCACCACTACCAACTATTTTCTGGTGAATGAAATCAAAGGAAGGTCTACCATCTTTAAGATATCCGCACTTAATTACACTAAGATGTTCCTTACCATAATCATACATACTTCCTGCACCATCAATGATGATTGCCACTGCTTCATCCATTCCTGAACGAATAAATGCAGTAATTGCATGAAGAATATGATGGGATGTATGTTGGGTTATCCCACATTCACCCCATAGTTTTTTTCTATAACCATGCTGATAAACGTAATCAAGTACTTGGTCATCATGATTATTTAAAATTGAAAAAGAAAGGTTATCAATAGATAACCCAAGTCTTTTTAGTTCATCAATAATCAGAATAGGAACACCAGAATGCTTAATATGAACTAATCTTTCTTCTGAAATAAGAGAATGAAATTTTCCATCCTTTACAATAGCAGCTGCAGAATCATGGTCTACATGAAGACATACGTGAGTAGTCATTTTTCAATTCAAATTTTATATAATTAAACTGTTGCACCTTCAGGTTTTTCTGAAACTTCAAACTTTGTGAAACTATTGTATGGGAATCCCAATCCATTCATATCTTCAGTTTTACTAGTAACTGTAACTAATTTACCAATCTCTGGAAGATACATATAATCAATATCACTATTCTTCAATGTCTTGATTGCATCATCAATAGTTTCAACCAAAGGTTGTCCACCAAGATTAAAAGAAGTATTGAATAAAATTGGAACGTCACTCAATTTTTCAAAAGCATCAATTAATTTATAATAGTGCTCATTTTCTTCTTCAGTAACAGTCTGAATTCTACAAGTACCATCAACGTGAATTACAGACGGAATCTTTTCTTCCACACCATCTTTACACTTAACAGCATACATCATATGAGGACTTTTTTCACGACCTGCCAAATCAAAGTATTCATGTACACTTTCTTCTTTTATGCTACATGCAAATGGTCTGAAGAACTCTCGTTTTTTAACACTGTTGACAATATCTTTACCATCTTTAATGGTTGGGTCAAACAGAATAGACCTATTACCTAGTGCTCTGGGACCACCTTCAGAACGACCTTGGAAAATAGTAACAATGTTTCCTTCACGAATTAGTTTAGCAATATCATCATAAGAAACATCTGTAGTCTCTAAGTCAGCAATTGCCTTTTCATATTCAGAATAATCATACTGAGGTCCATAGTAAATAGAAGTTTGTACTGGCCAAGGTTCTTGAATTTCGTGCTTTCTGGAATAAAGAAGTTTTGCTGCACCAATAGAAATACCACCATCATGTGCAATTGGTTCACAATGAATATTAATATCTGGAAAATTTTGCCAATACTTATAATTTGCAACGCAGTTAAGACCATAACCACCACAAACTATAACATTATTACAACCAGAAAGTTCTACTGCTTTTCTGATTAGATCACACATCTTTTGTTCAGTCATTTTCTGAACAGCATATGCCATATCTTTTTGAGTTTGAGTATAACCACCACTTTGTTTAATTGCTGTATTTTCTTCTGAGCAATCTTTTTGAAGTGCTTCACTTACACCAACATCAATCCAAGATCCATTAGGATAGTTTGGAATGAATAGTGCTCTTGAGATATTACCATTTTCATCTAACAAACTAGGAAGTTCTGGATTTTCTTTTCCGTAAGGAGAAAGACCCATTGTTTTTCCAGCATCAATAGATTGGAATCCACAATACTCAGTAACTGCTTCATATGCTTTTGTGATTCCCAAATAACTATCGATTAGAGTTGTACCATCAAAAATTAAATTAGATTTTCTTGAATCCTTTTGTCCTAAATGCTTCCAAAGTGTTTCAAATTTAAGCATTGATTCACCACTATTCTTTGGCCATTTTGCCTTAAAAATGGTTTCAAATTCAAATGCTATTCCTTCCCATTCGGTACTTTCAAGAAAACTACCAGCACCATCAGCAATAACACATACTGCTTCATCAAATCCAGAATTTATAAATCCAACTGCAGCATGAAGTTCATGGTGAATAGTATCTACAAAATGAACAGCAGGTAGATTATTGGTATCAAACTTAAATAGTTTCTGAACCAATGCCTCATAAATGTCTGTTGCTGTCCAGTCAGTTTGTGGACCACCTCTATGTGTATGGCAGATGATTAGTTCATCAATATGGTCAACTTCCTTAGAAACTTGAATTAGACCTGCAAGAGGGCATCCATCATACTTCCTTCTTGTAATTCTTTCTTCTTCAAGATACCACTTAATTTCACCATTAATCATTAAGGTGGTACTTGCATTATGTCCTCTAGTAATAGCAACAATTACTTCGTCTCTTTCCATAGTAAAACCTCAATTTTTTGCGTTATCAAGTTCTAAAACTTTATCTATAGTAGTCTTTTTGGTACTCTTTTTAGAACCACTTAAAAGAGTATCTACTGCTCCTCCTCCTGAAGGAAAGGATGCCTGAGGAGGCATTTTTGCTCCCTTAACATTGCTACTTCCAGCATTAAATGTAGATTTTGATACTTTCTTTGAAGTACCAATTTTATTAACTATTGACTTCTTTAAATCTTTAATCTGATTATCAGTTTCAATAACCATTAGGGATTCATTATTTAAGTCAATACATTGGTCAAAAGTCATTCTGATTGGAGTATACTTTCTTTTCTCGTTACCCAAATCTATAATCTTAAAGTTTTTATTTCCAGGATATGAAATGTTCTCTGGATACGTTGAACCAATGACTACAGTTGCTGGTTTATTTAGTCCATGTGCCATGTGCTGCCCTACACTATCACATCCCAAGAAATAATCTGCAGCATTAATTATACCACACCATTCAAGAAGACCTGTTCCTGATGGTTTTGCTACACCAAGGTCTTCCCAACCAGGAATCTCCACACTTGACATTAGGATAACACCATAATCTTTTTTGAGTTCTTCAATGATAGAATATACATTCTTCATCTCAAAACTTCTTCCAGAAGAATCAGTAATAAACTTACCTTCAGTTTTTACTGTACTTCCAAATGGTTGGAAAACAACAACCTTATCTTTTTTAAGTTTTTCTTTTACTTCACCAACTAAATTATATCCAAGTATCTGAGTGTCTTTAGGAAGTTCTAACTTTAATTCTTTAGTTTCTGGAACTTCATCAAGACCATTAATTATCATATCAAATGCTTGAATCAAATTTGCTTTTTGATTGAAATAAGCATTTAATCTATAAGGTTCTGGACTAATAATTTCCTTATCTTTGAGATAATCCTCAAAAAGATTTTTATGATGCATAGGAAATGCCCTCTCCCGAAGGATAGGGCTTGTTAAATATAAATCTCCCCAAGACTCTGCAACAATTACGAAGTCTTTATTGGTTTTTGCATGATGCTCTAACGCAGGAATGGAGCAGAGAACTCTCCCTGCTCCACCGTTAATAAAGAATGCTTTATTCATAAAACAAATAACGATGTATTTTCAAATATTTATAATGTAATCAGAAGGGTATTACTTCCACTGAATGCAGACCATACCCATTCTACCCATATCTCCGCACATACTAGTCGCACCACCCATTGCTGTAGAGTAGAAACCACCTGCACCAGGAACTTCAAGATATCCTCTACCAGCACTACATTCACATCCGCAACAATATCCAGAAGACCAAGAAGGATTACATTTGGACACATCTTCAAATCCATAGACTGGAGGATGCTGCTGATAACCATAATGATCTGTTTGGAAACAGATGCAAGGCCACATACCTCTAATACCATATACGATACTACCTAAGGCATCTGGGTGTGTTACTGTTCCAAAGTATTCACCAGCAGGGACGATTGGAATAATACCACAAGTAGCACAAGAGTTAACAAAGCAATAGTCGGCACCACCATTACAGAAGCATGGACCAGCATCTGGGTGGGAATAGTGACTCATTCTGTAAGTATTTGCCTTACCATAAGTACCCATCCACTCACCCATGTTTCCAGGTCCACCTGCAGCACAGACATTATCAAGACCATAACCAGTAATCCATGTTGGGCATCCAGCAACTCTACCAACTCCACCAACAGATGGGAAGCAGCAATATGCACAACCAGTACAAATAGTATACTGACAACCTGGAGTTGCAGGAATAATTACTGATGCATATGCACCCGTTGCTCCAAAAGGTGAACCACCACAGCAGCAACCAGTACTTGAACCACCACCAGCACCCCATAATTGGAATCTAATCTGGGTAGCACCATCAGGAACAGTCCATAAGCAGCAGTTACCACAGTTAAATTGTGGACAGGTATTACAAATCTTTTGAGCGTTAGTAACAGTATCTAATCCAGGAATAAAGCACCAAAGGCTCTCTGCGTAAGGGCAACCTTGAAGGCAGGGTTCCACACACTGCAACCAACATATTGTATCGGCACTAAACTGTGCAGCAGTATTAGCCTTAGCAGCAGTTTCTGCCGTTTTAGTTGCTAACTCAGTAGTTCTTTGTGCAATTAAGTCGTCTAACTTTTTGCTTTCATTAAAAGCAGAATACGATAATACGTCCATTTAATTATACTCCCAGTTTATTAATTTCAGACTGAATTGCTGCTGGAATCTTGGGTGCTGCTTCTGCTTGAGGAATGTTAATGTATTTCCATCTCTGAACACCAACATAGTTATCAATATAGGTAGTCAAACTATCGATGTATGTTTGAATAGCAGCATTAGTGTCTGTTCCAAAATCATATTCATTCAGATAAGATTGCATCTTATCTTTTCTTGACTGGGCAAGAACTTTTCCACTGTCGTCAATTGCTCTAAGAACTTGTGCAAGTTTTAGTGCATTATTATCTGCGTCATATTGAAGTTCATATGCATCAATCATACGAGGATTTGTCAATCTTTTGAAGATATCACCATTGTCCATGGTAACATCTTCAAAAATAGGATTGTTCACTACATCATCTGTGAAGTAGTGAGCAACCATTTCTGCCAATTCTGGATTAGCATTTGCATCAATGGTTACCTCTACATTCCCTGCAGGGAGAGGATGACCAGGGTCAATGGCAGTAATAGTACCGTCATCGGGATCTGCATACAGTTTAATTGTTTCTGGACCTTCATAAGTCCAAGTTCCAGTTACATCACCTGAAACACCTTCTACCCATAATTCATCGGGCAAGGCATATGTGAACTCCTTAGTAATCATTGTTCTAAGCTATCCTCTAGAGTTTTTCCTTTAATATGATTATTTATGTATTATCAAGACTTCCAAGATACACAAACCATACCCATTCTACCAGCATCACCACAGTGGGTAGCACAACCAGCACATGTGAATGCTGCCCATCCACCAGCAGATGGAATTTGCATGTATCCAGCACATGCAGATCTCTCTAAACCTGCTCTACCTGATGTAGCTATACAGCAGTGGCAGCAGGAGTCATTGGGGAATCCATAAACTGGTGCGTGTCTGACGCAAAGTACGGCACCATTACCTTCCGAAGTTAGGTGATATGCACCCTGAATACCATATACAGTTCCACTTGCTGCTGAACCATAATACATGGCACAACTCTTTCTGATATTTACTGCACCTGCACTATTTGAGCAGGTATAACCACCTTGATTACCTTCAATACAAACGTCAGTACCAGTTGTACAAATACAAGCAGAACCTGCGGAGTAGATGCAATAGTTACAGCAAATTAGTGCCATTGAGCATCTTACTTTCATCTCGCAGAACATTCCTGCTTTTCCACCTTCAGCACAGAAGTTGGTGAGACCAGTACCAGTTACATAAGATGGGCAACCTTGAACTGTTACCTGTCCTCTTGTTCCATAACAACAATATGCACAACCACCACATAAGGTGTATGTATCACCTTCTGTTACTGGAATAATTACAGATGCATATGCACCAGAAGGACCGATATGTGTCCATCCACAGCAACATGATGAACCAGTTCCTGCACCAGAACCCCAAATTTGGAAACGAGCACAAGTTACACCAGCTGGAACAGTCCAAGTGCAACTTGAACCACAACGGTAGTAACCAGAAGTATCACAAACTTTAAATCCACTATCGAAGTTTCCACCTGCTTCAGGTTGAGTTGGAATAAGACCCCAAAGTTCTGGGTGTTCTGGACCTGCATGATTAACAATTGCTACACTATTAGTTGCAATTGTGCTTTCATAACCAGCACATTCAGTTGCTTTTGCTGCAATTTGAGAATCAAGAGCAGCAACTTGTGCTCTTTTACCTGCGTTAAGATCGTTTAACGCATTATATAATAGTACGTCTGCCGCCATCTTACTGTACCTCCGTAATTGATGTCACATGGAAATCACTATCATATGAAATTTCATAATCTTTAGATGCTCCACTTACCGTTTCAGTGAAAGAGGTAACAATTCCTGGTTGAGTACTATGATACAATACGTTGCTATATTCCAGAGTACCTAATGTCACAGCTGTGACATTGTTACTCGCATCAGTTGTGATGCCAGTTGCACGGTCAAATTCTTCCACTAGTGTGGAACCACCACCACCTGTCCCTCTGTTTGATGCTAAACCCAAAAACCTTCCCATTTGCTTTCTCCTATCAAACAGCGGTTTCTAGTCCATACACATTAACAGAGGTGTCACCAGATGAAGCATAAACTACAACTAGTTTTCCTGCGTTAAGTGCAATCCCTGTTCTTTCCAGTACACCTTTTGGAGGTACGACTGCATCGTACTCGATGTACTCACTATCTGTTGGTGTTCCAGCAGCAGCAAGTGCAATACGCACAGTAGCAGCAGCACTACCTCTGTTAAGAACGTTTACGTTTACAACAGAAGTGGTTGCAGCAGGAACTGTATAAACAGTGGTGTTTGTGGTTGCTGATGGGGCAGATTGCCCTAAGATTCCAGATGCCATTTTACAAAACTCTTTCCTATACTAGTATTTAGTGAACTGATTAGTTTAATTATTTATTGCCACTAAGGCATGAGCCTCAGCTCATGCCATAGAAGAAGGCATCACGGACTGCTCGTGCCTTTGTCCTAGTTTCTGCATTGTCAATGTATGCCTTGACTGCTGCTTGAGTAGGAACTTTTTCATTACTATTTTGAGAGAGTGTGGTATCAGTAGAGAACTCATTAATTTGAGCACCTAACTGAGCACCAATTGAACCCAGTCTCAAGGAAGATAGACCAGAAAGGTCGAATGCAGAAGCATTCAATGTTGCAGAACCAGTTGCCTGGTTAACCTTAAAGTATCTACCAACACGGAAGTTACCGTTAGAGTCAGCAGAAACATAGAAGACACGTCCTGGGAAATCTTCAACAACTTCTTGTGTTTGTACTGGATCCTGAGAAGGTGTTCCAGGCCAATTTGTTGTAGCTGTTCCACCAGTTCCAACTTGTAGGAAGTCATGACCAGTGAATCTTCCTTGTGAATAAAGGAATCTAATCTTGACTTGCTGACCATCATATGCTCTTGCTGCTTTTTCTTCAGCAAGGACAACGATTGAAGTACCAACAGTGTCTGTATTTACAGCAGTAATATCTAAGAATTCGGAGTCAATCTTAAGAATTTGATTTGTGCCAAATACACTTGCATCATCAACTCTAATTTCCGTATCACTATTAATTGCATCACGGAACAATTCTGCTGCGAGAACTGTGGAAGCACCGATAGCAACTGTTGCAGCACCGTTGTTATATGAACCAGCAGCACCAGAACCATCAGCAGAACGTTCAACTTCAAGTGAAGTACTGGATATAACAGTTACAATCTTCATCAATTCGTCTGCAACTTTTGCAAATCCACCCTGAGTAAATCCAGTTGTGGATGAAACGAAGATTGTTGTATCTCCAGCTCCAACAGTAGAGAGCAGAGTTTCAGTAACTCCAGATTCTGGATATGCAACGATTCCATTAACAGCACCACCAGTATGTCCAGCAGCAATAGAACCAAGTTGTCCTCTATTTACCTGGATAGAACCTCTTCCATCAGGTGCTCTGTATGAAATATTAGATACAACGTAAGTAAATTGGTCAGCACCAGTAATTACTTGGTTATTAAATCCACCGTTACCACTACCAGTTACGAACTCTACACTACCACCGTCTTCCATACCTGCTGGTAATCCAGACATTGGGAATGTAAACCCATCAATACCAGTGTTACAATCAGTATTAGGAACAAGATCTGCCGTTGTCCCATTATCAGCACGGATTGTTTCTCCAACTGAGAAACCAGTTCCAAGTCCAAGTGGACCAGCAGTAACGAGAGAATAAATCAGTTTATCAGTCTGGGAAGAGTTGATGTAACCTTCTGCACCAGAATTCTGACCAATAAATCTTCCACCTTCATTAAATCCAGGACCACTAATTGTGGTAGGATCAAACTTAACTTGTAGACCTTCAACATTACCAGTAATTGGAGTCTCATCGAAGTTATAACCAGAACTTACAAGACCGTAAGTACCCCAGGAGGAGTTACCTGCAAGTGAACGAATTCTTCCACCACGAGTTGCTGCATAAGAAATATGAGCATAGTAACTGAAGCAAGAGACGAATTCTGCAGCAGCATTGTTTGTAACCCAGAATGAAACACCATTATCATGAATATTGGTGAACGAGTCAAAAACAATCGACTTGTTTGATGGAGTAGCACTTCCTGGTGGGAATGCTCTATGGATTCTTCCATCAACAATAGCACCAACACCACCAGTTGAAAATGCCGAACACTGTGAGATGTAAGGAGACTTAGTAATTGGTGTAGCAGGGTTCAATGAAATATACACACCCTTAATGTGTGCATTATTGATATCCTGAGGTGGTGCAGTAAATGTAAGAGTTGTTGTAGATACGGACTGTGAAATGCTAACTTCTGCAGTTGTTGCATTCAATACGTTAACAATCTTAGTATTTGCAGCAACATTAGCACCAGTAACTGTTGTTCCTACATAGTCATCAATTAAACCACTAGAAGTTAAAGTGGTTCCACTAATACTTCCACTTGCTTGGTGTGCTTGACCAGCAGAAGTATATCCAGTAAGACCTTCCATTTGAAGATCTTTAAGCATAGTCTTGTCGCTCATCAAGAACATCTTGGTATGAGCATTCACCTCATTGACGTAGTTATTAATGTATGTTGTTGGACCACTATATGGAATGTTATCAACATATGTAATGTAATTTCCACTCAGTGGAGGTGCATACAAAGTGTTTCTGATTACAGTAATTACATCTTCTTGAGCATTGCCATCAAGATAAGTACATCTAGCACCATTTGAGAACTGAATTACTGAACCAAATGCAACATTATTTAACTCCTGTCCTAGAGTCAAAGTCCAAACATTTGATAAACCACTTGCTGCTCTAATCTTAGTTGTTCTGATGTTATCACCAACAACTGTTACATCGGGTGGAACAGTTAGAGGAAGTACTTCATCATAGACACCAGCTTTTACATAAATTGTTGCAGCACCATTTACAACAGATAATGCTCTGCCTAATGTTGCAAATGAATTTTGAATATTTTCACCAGTATTATTATCAGCACCTTCCTCAGTTACATAGAAAACTTGCTCAGATACGTTATTTGGTTGCCATTCTGGATAACCAGAATCAGATACTGCAAGAACTGAACCAGCAGCACCAACAGGCAATCTTGATGCACCAGCACCACCCTGAACTAAAAGGTCACCAGCAGTGGTGAGAACATTTGTCTCAGCACCTTGTGTCAAAGCATTCCAGTAAGTGCCTAGAGTGTCTGAAGCAGGATCATTACCAGTATTAGTTGATGCAACACTAATATATGAGTTGCTATTTCTTTGAACTGCATCACCTAGTTCATAAGTAGTTGCTGTCTGATAAGAACCAGCCCAGTTAATACCCTTTACAATAAGATTCCAATCTGGTGTTGTTGTTGGATGAACATTTGTTGACTTTGTTTCTGCAACATATGCATAACCACCAAACTGAACAACATCACCTGGTTTGTAGTCAACTGTAGTTGAATATGTTCCTACAGAATCAAATCCAGTAGTTACTACATCCCAATCTGCTGCCAGATAATCAGTTGGAACTCTGTTAGTATGAATACTAGTTGCAACATAAGAATAACCACCATAGGTAACAAAGTCACCTGGTTGGTATTCGGTTGCACTATCCCAAGTATCCTCGTATTGGAATCCTCTGAGATACTCAGTTAAATATGTTGTTGAGAATGAATTTGTGGAGAATCCTGCAGTGACACGATACTGAGTGTTACCGTAATCAACGACATCATTAATTTTATAGTAAACACCAGGTGTCCAAGTTCCTCTCTGAACTAAACCTTCAGTATGAAGTGACCATTTTGAAAGGTCTGTTGCATACCATGTAGTTTCGTCAACAACGGAAGTATGATTTTCGGTACAGACATAAGTATTTGCACCAAACTTTACGATGTCATCAATAACGTAATCGGTGCTTGCTGCCCAGCCACCTCTCCAGTTGAATTTTAGTCTTCCAAGTCTAAAGTCTGCCATTTTTTGTTAAATTCCTTACTTAGGTCCTTCGGTGTTGTAATCATAACTTCCAAATCTTGCAACAAGATATCCATCGTCATCAATAAAGTAACTGATGCGTCTAAAATCAAACCTATACTGTTGGTATTTATCTTGCGGATGGTTTGTATATGTTTTTTCTTCTGTAGTTTGCTCTACATAATCAGCACCATCTAAGAAATCGGGATATGGAGTTCCATCCAATCTGTGGAAATCACCAACTTCTGAATCAGTGGTTTTAATTTTGGTGTATCGAAGCATTCCATCTGTATCTCTTCTGAGTGCATGGATGTAGAAATCATTTTGCTGAGAAAATAATTTTCCACCTCCTCCGCCCCCACCAGAGCCAGAAAGCATACTCCCGCTTAGAAACATTGTCATGCGATTAATCTCCAGTAACTGCCTTCCCAAATAAGTTCTATTGCCGCACCAGCAACATCACACACCAAAGGGGATTCAATTAGTCCTGTATAATCCTTAAATGTTTCATTATTTTGAGTTAGCACCGTGAGATTATTTATATCCCAATATGCTTCGGCATCCACTATAATAATAGTATCACCAATTGCCTTAAAGGTAGGCAAGGTAACGGAGAACGCTCCGTTCACGGTGTCGGCAAAGTACTTAACATTAGTAACTAGAGTGGTGGTAGAATTTAAAAAATCGTATCTAGATTTTTGTACATCAAAACCACCCAAAGTTGTTCCATCATGCATTCTGATGGACTTTTTGTCTGTATCGTAAGTGATTTCAGCCAGAGCACCAGTAAAAGCCTGATGTTCTGGCTCAGAACCCTTACGGATCTGTACACGTTTAGTATTTGCCATTTATAAGGGAATTCTATAAAAGTATTTATCAACCTTAGACGATGTATATTTGTGTTGGTTTTGGTGACTCAAATTCAATCCTTCTATCTGTAGATGCCCCGATGAATTGAACTCCAGTCGTACCAACGTATCCAGAAGGAACAAAAGATTCGTTGAGTGCTCCAACAAGTTTGAAAAGTCCCTGAGTAACATCGTATGGAACACGTCTTGCGAGTGTTGCAGACTGGAATGTAACGAGTGTTCCAGAACCTGTGTAAACTCTGCTTCTGGATTCTGCAACGTTTCCGTTGAACTCGAAGAGTGTTGCAACTGGTGGTGCAATTGTTTGAGATTCTGTTGCACCAGTGAAGGAGAATAGTGTTCCAGAACCAACATGTGGTGGGAATCTGCGAACAACAGTAACTTCTCCAGTAAATTTGAAGAGAGAACCTGGTACATTTTCTGTGACGGCAGTTGCCTCTGCACCACCAGTAAATCCAAATACTCTTCCAGTTCCAGAGTAAATTCTGCTTCTGGATTCTTCTCCAGAACCTTGAACCTTGAATAGACCTGTAGATTCTGGTGCTGCTGCTCTGGATTCTGCTGCTCCAGAGAATCCAAATAATGTTCCAGTTCCCTGATATGCTCTGTCTTCTGTAGCAACAGCAGATCCAGAGAATGTGAATACCTGAGTATGTTCTGGTGGATTGACAGTTGTAGATTCTGGAGCACTGATATAAACTTGCTTGCCAAGAGTATCCAGTCCATCCGTCTTGGTGTTGAGGTCGAATACACCAGAACCAGTAAATACCTTGGTTTTTGCTTCTGCACCAGTACCCTGAACTTTGAATAGTCCAGAAAGTTCTGGGGAAGCAACTCTGACTTCTGTTGCAGAATCGAATCCGAAGAGTGAACCAGTACCAAGATGTGCATTGGTTTCCCTTTCTCCAGAGTTTCCAGCAAATCTGAAGAGTGTTGGAACCTGTGGTGGGAGGTCGATTGTGCGAGATTCTGTTGCACCACTGAATCCGAAGAGTGTACCAGAACCTTCGTATAGTCTGACTCTTGCTTCTGCTCCATCTCCATCGACGTGGATTCTGGAACCATCTGAAATATGGCTGAGTTTGAATCTGACAAATACGTCGGAAGACTTGAGTTGGAGAGATACATCTCCAATTTCTGGTCCACGGGCAAAGGATTCTGGTGCAGTACCAGCAAATCTGAGTAATCCTCTTCTTGGTGCTTCCTCTATTGTACGAGATTCTGCACCACCAATGAATCCGAAGATTGTTCCCGATCCGATGTGGGATAGGGATGCAGACATGGTGACATCACCATGTAGAGATACCTTACCACTACCAGTATGTCTAGGTGTGACTTCGGTAAATGCTTCTCCACCAAGTCTGGTGAATCCACCACCAGTTTCTTGGAAGACAAAGAAGATTTTGACGTTTCCGTCGATACTGAAGAGTACAGAAGCAGGATTGTTGATTGCTCTTCTTTCTTGAGCACCAACAAATCTGTTCTTTCCTTCAACGTCGAGTTTGGTGACTTTCTGAAGAACATCGAGTCCACCACGACCAATAATACCAAGAGAGAATCCAATGGTTGCATCTCCACCAATCCTGAATAGTGGTGGTGCAACCAAGTCGTCGCTTGCGACAAATGCTTCTGTCTTGCCAACAAATGTAAACAGAGAACCAGAACCAATATGTGGTGCTGGAGTGATGGATTCTGGTGCGTTGCCACTGAATGTGAACAGACCACCTGCTTCCTTGGTGACTGCTCTTGCTTCTGCAGCACCACCGAATGTGGAGAAGTTTCCAGTACCATAGTAATGGAATAGGACTCTGTTGACAGAAGCACCTTCGATATTGAAGAGTACCTTTGCTTCTTCGACAGAAGTTGTAGATTCTGTCTTGGAAACGAAGGTGAATAGAGAACCTGTACCAACATAGTTCTCGGTGTTCTTCTCGATACCGTTGCCTGCAAATCTGAATAGAGTTGCAGTTTCTGGAAGGTCTTTTGTAAGACTTTCTGCTCCACCAGTAAATGCGAATAGAGAACCAGAACCAACGTATGCTTCGGTATGTTTCTCGATAGCATTGCCATTGATATCGAGTTGACCACTTCCAATGTGTCCAAGATGGAAGGTAGTGAATGCCTTTCCAGAAGTACGGATTTGAGCATGTCCAACTTCTGCAAATGTTGCCTTGAGGTCGGATGGTCTCTCCTTGACACCACTGACATCCAGTCCACCAGAGAACTTGAATAGAACACCAGTGGTTGGTGGGGTGAATTGAACCTTGATAAACTTATCAATTCCAGAATCACCAATGTTGATTTCACCAGATCCATTATGGGATAGGGAAGCAACAATACCACCAGAACCATGAACTTTAAATAGACCCTTAGAAGGAGGTACAATTGCTCTTGCTTCTGCAGCACCAGAGAATGTAGAGAATGTACCAGAACCATGATATCCAAAGGCTCTGGATTCGGTGATTCTTTCCCCACCAAACTTGAGATGGACACATGGGAACTTATTACCACCTTCAGGTTCAGTGATAAGTCCATAATCTTCATGGTTCCAACCATGAGTATTGATGGATTGCTCAGGATCGATGGAGATATGTCCAAAGGATTCCTGATTAGGATCAATACCAAAGTTAGATACTACCTCATTTGCAAGTGTACTAATTGGTACATTTGCATAATTAGAAATTGTCTCGTCAACAACAGATTCAGTAATGAATCCATAATTATCTGCCCCAATGTTAACAATCGAACCGCAGCTATAGTCGAATGTGACAGACTCTGCTCCACCATTGAATCCAAAGAGTGAACCAGTACCAAACTGGTGGAACCTGACCTGAACATTGGTTGCAGCACCACTGAACTTGAAGAGTCCAGATGCAGTGCTGAGAACTTCCGTTGCTTCTGTAGCACTGTCGAATGTAAACAGAGAACCAGTACCAACATAGTTCTCGGTGTTTTTCTCGATTGCTCCACCATGGAACTTGAAGAGACCAGATGCTGCACTGTTGATAACAGTGGATTCTGTAGCAGAAACAAATGCGAAGAGGGAACCACTTCCGACATAGTTTTCGGTATGCTTCTCAATAGCAGTACCGTTAAGGTCGAAGAGAACTTGTGGTTTGCTGCTGATGACTGTAGATTCTGCAGCACCAGAGAATGTGGAGAATGTACCACTGGCATCGTAGTTGCCCTTTCCAAATCTCTCCCTTGCAGTACCATTGAAGTCGAGAAGTGGTGCTTCTGTTGGTACAGTAGATGAAGTTGCTTCTGCACCACCAACAAAGGAGAATATTGAACCAGATCCGTAGTAAACTGCGGTAATCTTGATGATTCCTTTTCCAGAAATTCTCGTAAGACCACCACCAATAATAGCTGAGAGTATACGATCTTCTGAAGCACCACGGACTTGGAATACAGGTCCTTCGACAGGTAGTTTTACCTGGAACTTGGAAGTTGCAGATGTGACACTGCCATCGTCGAAGGTAAATCCACCGAATGGGAATCTGTTCGTGGTGTTAATGTAACCATAATCAATGTGATTCCAACCATGAGTGTTGACGGATTGCTCTGGGTCGATAGAGATATGACCAAAGTCTTCTCTATTGGAGAATCTTCCGAATTCAGAGACCTGCTCATTAGCATAGAGACTAATTGGGTCGTTAGCAAAGTCGGAAATTGGTTGGTCAGCACTACCTTGAGTAATGAAACCATAATTCTCATGGTCAACATTAACGATAGAATCTTCGTTATAATCAAACGCAACTCTTTCGTGATAGGCAGTTCCACTGAATGTAGAGAATGTACCAGTACCAAACTGATGGAATCTGACATGCTCGTTTGTGATTGCACCAGAAATCTTGAACAATCCTTGAGCTTTGCTCTGAACAACAGTTGCTTCCGACTTGGAAACAAAGGTGAACAGAGAACCTTCTCCAACATATACTTCTGTATTCTTTTCTTCTGCTGAACCTTTGATAGAGAAAAGACCAGATGCTGCACTGTTGATAACAGTGGATTCTGTAGAAGAAACAAATGTAAATAGAGAACCCTTTCCAACGTAAGATTCTGTGTTCTTCTCGACTGCAGAACCAGTAAACTTGTAGAGAACTTGTGATTTTTCTGTAACTGAAGTGGATTCTGTCTTGGATACGAAGGTAAAGAGAGAACCTTCTCCAACATAGTTCTCGGTGTTCTTCTCGATACCTGAACCCTTGAAGGAGAAGAGACCAGATACAGGATTGTTAACAGCAGTAGATTCTGTAGAACTATCGAATGTGAACAGAGAACCTGTTCCAAAGTAACTTTCGGTGTTCTTCTCGACTGCAGAACCAGTAAACTTGTAGAGGACTGGTGCTTTATCTTCTGCAACTGAAGTGGATTCTGTCTTGGATACGAAGGTAAAGAGAGAACCTTCTCCAACATAGACGAAACGTATAGTATTATGGGAATCACCAGAAACTCTGAAGAGAACTTGTCTTCCAGAGTCAACATTGGAAATTGCCTCGGCACTACCACCAAAGTTACTAAACTTACCAGATCCGTAGTAGACGGCTCTGATTCTGATAGTTGCATCTCCAGCAAATCTGGTGATACCACCACCGATGTGTACTGGGAGTACATAAATTTCAGCTTGACCCTGAAGTCTAAGTTCAGTACCTGATGTAGGTGCTCTGAGTTGGAATCTAATTCCTGCAGTATCAACACCTTCATTTCCATCCTCAAAGGTGAATCCACCGAATGGGAATCTATTGGTGGTATTAATGTAACCATAATCATCATGACAATGACCATGAGTGTTGATGGATTGCTCTGGGTCAATAGAAATATGACCAAAGTCCTCTCTATTCGCAAATCTACCAAACTCGGAGACTTGCTCATTAGCATAAAGACTAATTGGGTCGTTAGCAAAGTCGGAAATTGGTTGGTCAGCACTACCTTCGGTAATTAATCCATAATTATCGTGTCTTACATTAACAATGGAGTCTTCATTATAATCGAATGCAACTCTTTCGTGATATGAAGTTCCACTGAAGG